AAGACGCATTTACTGGAATACCAAAAGTACAAGCAAAGATACAAGGTAAAAAAGTAGTAGCATATAATTCTAGTTTAGAAGCACAAACTGCGGCTTACTCAACTAATCCAGCTTGGTGTTTATTAGATTACCTAACAAATGAAAGATATGGAAAAGGTGTAGCAATTTCAGAAATAAATTTACAAAGTTTTTATGATGCTTCACAAGTTTGCGTAACACAAGTAACACCTTATTCAGGTGCAAGTGATATAAATATTTTTGATACAAATAGTGCATTAGATACATCACAAAAGATTATAGATAATGTTAGAGAAATTTTAAAAGGTTGTAGAGGTTATCTTCCATACACACAAGGTAAGTATAGTTTAATTATTGAAACAACAGGAAGTGCATCTATTACATTAACAGAAGATGATATTATAGGTGGATATAATTTATCTATTCCAACAAAGAATGAAAGATACAATAGAGTTATAGTTGGATTTGTTGACCCAGCTAGAAATTTTCAAGTTAATGAAGTTCAGTATCCAGCCATAGATGATAGTGGATATGCAACAGCAGATAAACACGCAACTATGAAAACTGCTGATGGTGGTTTTTTATTAGAGGGTAGATTTACATTTAAAACTTTAACATCTGCATATCAAGCAGAAGAAATGGCAGAAGTTATTTTAAGAAGAAGTAGAGAAGCATTAACACTTGGTATTAATGTTAGCTTTGATGCTTATGATCTGGCCATAGGAGATATAGTAAATATTACACATAGTTCATTAGGTTTTTCTGCAAAAGCATTTAGAGTTATGGGTTTAACTTTTAATGAAGATTATACGATAGGATTATCTCTTGTTGAGTATCAGGCTAGTCATTATACTTGGGCAAGTAAAGCACAAGTTAGTTCTACACCATCTACTAATTTACCTAATCCATTTACTATCCAACCACCAGCTAGTGTAACATTAACTGACCAACTTATTGAATATAATGATGGAACTGTAATCGTTGCTTTAGATGTTGCTATTGGTGCTTCTCCTGATTCGTTCATAGATTTTTACCAAGTAGAATATAAGTTAAGTACAGATTCAGATTTTATAATTTATGCACAAGGTTCAGGATTAAATCACAGAGTTTTAAATGTAATTGACCAATCTACTTATGATGTACGAGTAAAAGCAGTTAATACATTAGGAGTATCATCAACTTATGTATCTGCACAAAGAAAGATAGTAGGTGCTATTGAACCACCTAGTGATGTTACAGATTTTTCTTGTAATATATTAGGACAAGAAGCACATTTATCTTGGACACAAATACCTGATTTAGATTTAGCTTTTTATCAAATTAGATATTCAACATTAACAGATGGAACTGGAGAATGGGCAAACTCTGTATCTTTAATAGAAAAAGTATCAAGACCAGCTACAAGTATTAGTACAGTTGCTAGGGCTGGAACTTATCTTATAAAAGCATTTGATAAATTAGGTAATGCAAGTTCTAATGCAACTGCAATAGTTTCTAATGTAACTAGCACATTAAATTTTAATGCAATAACTACTGTATCTGAACACCCTGATTTTAATGGAACATTAACAGATACAACAATCGTAGATGACACTTTAAGATTAGATTCTTCAGAATTATTTGATTCAGCTTCAGGAAATTTTGATACAGAAACAACTAGATTTTTTGATTCAGGTGTTACTAATGCAGACTTTAAAGCATCTGGTAATTATTTATTTGCAGATGTAGTAGATATAGGTGCTAAACATACAGTAAGAATTACAGCAACTTTAAAACAAACTTCTGATGACCCAGATGATTTATTTGATAATAGAACAGGATTATTTGATTCTCAAAATTCTAGTTTTGATGGAGATACACCAGCTAACTCTAATGCACATATTGAGATTGCAACAAGTGATGATAACTCTACCTACACAGCTTTTCAAAATTTTGTAATAGGAAACTATACTGCTAGATTTTTTAAGTTTAGAGTTGTTTTAACTTCAAGTGATTTAGCTTCAACTCCTGTGGTTCAAGAAGTGTCAGTTACAATAGATATGGAAGATAGAATATTTAGTGGAAATGATATAACATCTGGTGCTGGAACTAAAACTGTTACATTTACAAACCCATTTAAAAGTGATAATTATGCAGTTGGAATTACAGGACAAGGAATGGCAACAGGAGATTTTTTTCTAGTAGAATCTAAAACTATTAATGGATTTAACGTAACATTTAAAAATTCAAGTGGAACAGCAATATCTAAAACATTTGATTTTATTGCAAAAGGGTTTTAAAAGGAGTATAAAACAATTATGGCACAACACGATTACGATATAGCGAACCAATCTTTCCCAGCCTTTAGAACAGACTTAAATGGTGTTCTTGAAGCTATAAATACATCTAATTCTGGTACATCAAGACCAAGTGGTGCAGTAGCTGGTACAATCTGGCTAGATACATCTGGTGGTGCAACTGCTCACATTTTAAAATTCTATGATGGGGGTGCTGACATAAATTTAGCAACAATCAACACTACTGCAAACACAGTAGATTTCACAGATTCATCAGTTACTCTTGGTGCAAACTCCGTAGATTCAGATCAATATGTTGATGGTTCAATAGATCAAGTACATTTAGCAAATGAAGTTGTGAATGAAGCTAAACTACAAGTATCTAATGCACCACAAAACGGATATATGCTTACAGCACAATCTGGTAATACTGGTGGTCTTACTTGGGCAGCAGCACCAGCAGCAGACTTTAGTTCTATTGGAGAACACGCATTACCAAGTGCTAATGATACTTATGATTTAGGTTCAACTTCTAAAGTTTGGAGAAACATATACACAGGGGATTTACATTTATCTAACGAAGCAAAAGAGCAAGGTAACTCTTTAGATGGCACTAAAGGTAATTGGACTATTCAAGAGGGTTCTGACGATCTATTCATTGTTAATAACAAATCAGGCAAGAAATATAAGTTTAAACTAGAGGAGATTTAAACATGGCTTTTATCTCTAGTGGCACAACCATATTAGACGCTGGTTCATTTTCAGTTAGTCTAGGCTCAATGGTTCATATTAAAACTTTAACTGCTAGTTCTAGTTCTACATTGTCATTCGTACATGGAACTGATGGAGTAGTCTTGGATAGCACATATCCTATTTATAAGTTTGAGTTTATTAATATACACCCAAGTTCATCAAATTCTTATTTTCAGTTTAACATGAGTACAGATAGTGGTTCTAATTATAATGTTGCTAAAACTACAACTTGGTTTCAAGCTTATCTTGCAGAAAATGATAGTTTTTCTGGTTTAGGATATAATACTAGTAGAGATTTAGCACAAGGAACAGGCTATCAAGATATAAGTACAACAATGACAACAAATGATGATTTATCTTTAAGTGGTGAAATGAAATTATTTAATCCATCATCTACAACATTTGTAAAACATTTTATTATTAGAGCAAATCATATGACCGATAATCCAGCTTCAAATGATGCACATTGTGCTGGTTATGGAAATACAACATCAGCAGTAGATGCAATTAGTTTTCGTATGGATAGTGGCAATATAGATTCTGGTAAAATCAAACTCTACGGAATAAAGGATAGTTAAAATGGCAGTAGTATCAGGTGGAACAACATTAATAGATAATGGTACTTTAGACGCAGCAGTACCTAGTGGAAGTTTAACATTACTTTCAACTCAAACAGCTTCAGCTTCAGCTACAATATCTTTTACATCTGGTATTGATAGCACTTATGATTCTTATGTATTTAAGTTTTATAATATCCACCCAGCAACAGATAATACACAATTTGCATTTCAAGGAGATACAGGAACTAATACTAATTATAATCAAACAATAACATCTACAACATTTAGAGCATTTAATAGAGAACCAGATGATGATCGTGGTCTTGGTTATGTAACAGGAGAAGATCAAGCACAAGGCACATCATTTCAAAAATTAACTGCTGGTGGAACTGTTGGTGCAGACGCAGATCAAAATGCTTGTGGAGAATTACAAATTTTTTCGCCATCATCATCAACTTTTGTTAAGCATTTTATTGGTAGATCAAGTGGTAATCATGCTAGTGATTATGCTACTGATTTTTATGTAGCTGGATATTTTAATTTGACTACATCTTTAACAAGATTTCAGTTTAAAATGCTATCAGGAAATATAGATAGTGGAACAATCAAAATGTATGGAGTTAAATAATGAATAAAGGAGTTTTCTTATGGGATTAATTAGTAATGGTACAACAATATTCGACAATGGAATAGTTAATGCTGGTGGAAGTATGACATTTATTAAAAAGCTAACAGCATCATCTTCTTCTACTTTATCTTTTGTTGATGGTGCAGATAGTGTTGTGTTAGATGATACTTATAAGGAGTATGTATTTATATTTAATAACGTTCATGCTTCTGCTGGTGGAGTATCTGTTTATTTACAATTTCAAGGAAGTACAAATACTGGAAGTAGTTATGGAGTTAATATAACAAGCACATACTTTGATGCAAAACATGAAGAAAATGATGGTAGTAGTTCATTATCTTATCAAACTGCTTTTGATTTAGCACAAAGTACATCTTTTCAATCAATTGCAACTCTTTTAGGTGGAGATCCTGATAATGGTACTTGTGGAACTTTACATTTATTTAATCCATCATCAACCACATTCACAAAACATTTTACTTGTACTATGAATCACCCAGCAGCATCTGATGAATCTAAAAATTCTTATATAGGTGGATATTTTAATACTACATCAGCAATAGATGCAATTCAGTTTAAATTAAGCACTAATAATTTGCAAACAGGAGATATTTGCCTTTATGGTATTGCTTAACAATTAACAATGGAGTATAAATAATTATGCCAAGACATCACAATATAAATGGGGTTCAAGTACCCTTTACAGCAGCAGAAGAAACAGCAAGAGATGCTGAAGAATTAGCTTGGTCTAATGGTGCATTTGATAGAGCAATGGCAGATTTAAGAAGTAAAAGAGATAACCTTTTAAAAGCTTCAGATTATCTTGCCTTATCTGACAATACACTTTCTGCTGATATGACAACTTATAGACAGGCATTAAGAGATATTACAGATGGCTTAACTACACAAGATGAAGTTGATGCTGTTACTTTTCCAACTAAACCATAGGGGTTTAAATGCAACTTTCAAAACATTTTACATTAGAAGAATTTGAAAAAAGCCAAACTGCTACTAGAAAAGGTATAACTAATAAAGCTGGTAGTGGAGAGATTAAAAGTCTAGGCGATCTTTGTTATGAAATA